TACGGTCTTGTTGCTAACCCATTCGCTGAAGGCACCACTCAGGGTCTCGGCAGACTTCAAGTTAACGCAAACCGTTACTACAGAAGAGTTCAAATCAAGAACCTCATGTGAGTCTGGTCACAACTTATGCAAGAGACCCGAAAGGGTCTCTTTTTTTATCTAAATAGTTAGAAAAAAATGGCAGTCGGTAACGCTTTTAGTAATCAAATACAAAATAGAAACTTTTTATCCTCAATTGGATTTAAGTTTACTTTAAACAGAGCGCGTAAAGTATCATTCTTTTCAAACTCTGCAAATATTCCAGGAATGACCTTAGGTGTTACTGAGCAACCAACATATTTAAAAAATATTGATATTCCTGGAGATAAAATTACATTTCAAGATTTTACACTAAGATTTATTGTAGATGAAAATCTTGAGAACTATATGGAAATTCAAAGATGGATGAGAGGTCTTGGATTTCCAGAATCTTTAAGTGAAATATATGAACTGCAAAGAGAAGATAATACTCAACTTGGGTATGATAGTAAATCAATGAATATCTATTCAGACGGTACATTATCAATTTTAAATAGCAATCAAAGATCTCAGTTTGATGTAATATTTAAGGATATGTTTCCCTACGATTTGACAGAACTTTCATTTGATGCTACCAATCCAGACGTAGAATACTTTACTGCAGAGGTATCTTTCAAGTATACTATTTACGATATCTATGATCCACAAGGAAATAAATTATGACTCTTGACCTTGAAGTGATCCAAAAGATGTGGGAAAAAGATGCCCACATTGATATGGACAATTTACATACAGAATCAATTAATATTCCAGTTTTACATGCTAAATATTTTGAGATCTATAACAATATAATCCTTCTCAAAAAGAAAGCAGAACAACAAAGAAAAAATATTCGCCACGAACGTTACGAGTATTTTACAGGAAAAGCAGACCCAGAAGTTTACGTAGAAGATCCTTTCCCTAAAAAAATTAGAGATAAAGATACACTTCAAAAATATTTGGATGCTGACGAAAAATTGTCTCAGGTTAGTTTAAAGGTCGAATATTACGAGACGATATTAAATTACTTAGAAAGTATTCTTAAGGTAATACAAAATAGAACTTACCAAATTAAGAATGCTATCGAATTTTTAAGATTCCAAGCAGGATATGGTTGATAACTTTGATTTAATAATTCAAAAATCAAATGAAGTATATTTAAAAATTCAATGTGAACCTCATATTGAATATGAATTAAGAGATTATTTTAAATTTGAAGTTCCTAATGCAAAATTCATGCCCCAATATCGGGGTAGAAATTGGAATGGGGAAATTCATTTATTCGATATGAGAAGCAAACAACTTTATGTTGGATTGTTGGATAAATTAATTTCTTTTTGTGAAAATTATAATTACAACTATAAATTTGAAGAAAACAAATTTTATGGAATGCCCTTTGAAGTAAATGATGGCATTTCATATGAGGGTGTTAAAGATTACATGACATCTATATGTTCTCATTCTCCCCGACAATATCAAATTGAGGGAGTATACGATGCCTTAAGACATAATAGAAAACTATTGATATCACCAACTGCCTCTGGCAAATCTCTGATGATTTATTCAATCGTAAGATATTATGTAGGTAAAGGACAAAAAATTCTTTTAGTTGTTCCAACGACATCTCTAGTAGAGCAGATGTATAAGGATTTTCAGGATTATGGTTGGGATGCTGATTCATACTGCCATAAAATTTATTCTGGAAGAGAAAAAACAAACGAACATCCTGTTACAATTACTACTTGGCAATCTGTATATAAATTAGAACGTTCATTCTTTGAAGACTATAATGTAATTATAGGAGATGAAGCGCATCTATTTAAAAGCAAGTCATTAATTGAAATAATGACAAAACTTCATCATGCAAAATATAGATTTGGATTTACTGGAACTCTTGATGGCACACAAACTCATAAATGGGTTTTGGAAGGATTATTTGGACCATCTTATAAGATTGTAAGAACTTCCGAATAAATGGAGAAGGGACATGTCTCAAAGTTAGATATTAGATGTTTAGTATTAAAACATACTCCAAAAATATTTGCAACTTACGAAGATGAAGTTCAGTTTATTATATCTCATAACAAAAGAAATAATTTTATAAAAAATCTAGCTCTAGATCTAAAAGGCAATACTTTAATTCTTTTCTCTAGAGTAGAAACTCATGGTAAACCTTTATACGAATTAATTGATTCTTATAAAAAAAAGAATAGAAAAGTATTTTTTATTCACGGTGGAGTAGATACTGAAGAAAGAGAACTTGTTAGAGAAATTACAGAAAGAGAAGATGATGCAATTATTGTTGCATCTTATGGAGTATTTTCTACAGGAATAAATATTAGAAACCTACATAATGTTATTTTTGCTTCTCCTAGTAAGTCAAGAATTCGTAATCTTCAATCAATTGGACGAGTTCTTAGGAAAGGTAAAAATAAAACAAAGGCAATGTTATATGACATATCTGATGATTGTACATATAATTCTAAAAAGAATTACACTTTAAATCATTTAATAGAACGGATTAAAATTTATAATGAGGAAAAGTTTAATTATGAAATAATAACAATCAACTTAAAGGAATAATTATGGAAGACGATTTTTATGCAACAGTTAAATTAAACAGTGGTGAAGAAATATTTGCAAAGGTAATGCCGTGTTTTGAGCAAAATAAAACATTTTTATTAATTACTAATCCAATTACCTTTTCTCAAATAACCACAAGAACAGGGTCAACTGGATATAAAATAGAATCTTGGTTAAAAACAACCAAAGAAGACATGTTTATTTTGGACATGGATGATATTATTACTATGAGTGAATCCAAAGATGTCGAAATGATTATGATGTATCAATCTTGGATAAGGGATTCCTCAGATTTTAATCCAAAAGATAATCCACATGGGATTAGAAGGAAGATCAATAGGAAGATGGGATATATCTCTAATGTTAGTGATGCTAAAGAGATATTAGAAAAACTCTATAGAAATAGTTAATTTATAAACCTTAACAAAGGCATTATACACAGTTTTGAATACCCTTGTCAAGCCTTGATTATTTTTGTATCCCAGTGTTATAATTCCAACAAATAATTAGAGTTTTTATGGGTATTACTAATCCAATGACTAAGAGAAAGAGATCAATACACTATGTTAATAATAAAGAGTTTTTAGCAGCGTTAATTGAATACAGAAAACAGATTGCGTTAGCAGAAGAACGTGGAGATCCCAAACCAAGAATTACTAACTATCTTGGAGATTGTTTTTTAAAAATTGCAACACATTTATCATTTAAACCAAATTTTGTCAACTACATATTCAAAGATGACATGATTTCAGATGGGATCGAAAACTGTGTTCAATACATCCATAACTTCGACCCTGAAAAGTCTCAGAACCCGTTCGCTTATTTTACTCAAATTATTCACTACGCGTTTCTACGTAGAATTCAAAAAGAAAAGAAACAATTAGAGATTAAAAATAAAATTTTAGAACGGACTGGATTTGATGAAGTATTCTTTGATGATAACGTCATTGACGGGATGAATTATTCTGACTATAATTCTATCAAGGATAACATTCATTCCAAAACTAGGTATTGATGAAAGTAGCAATAATTACAGACCAACACTTTGGTGCTCGTAAAAACTCTAAATTATTTCACGATTACTTTTTAAAGTTTTATACTGAAGTATTTTTTCCAACCTTAGTAAAAGAAAACATTACTACGGTAATTGATATGGGAGATACTTTTGATAGTAGAAAGGGTATTGATTTTGCAGCATTAGCTTGGGCAAAAGATAATTATTATGATACTCTAGAAAAAATTGGTTGTACAGTTCATACCATAGTTGGTAATCATACTGCATACTATAAAAATACAAATGATTTGAATGCAGTTGATTTACTTTTGAGAGAATATAAAAATGTAAAAGTATACTCAAAACCAACAGAAGTTAAATTAGATAAGTTAAAAGTTCTTTTTATACCTTGGATTAATGAACAAAATTTTGAAGACACTTTCAAATGCGTTGAAAATACAACTTGCAAGGTTGCGATGGGGCACCTTGAATTCTCAGGATTTCCTCCTTATCGTGGATACACCATGGAAGAAGGTATGGACAGCAAATTATTTGAGAAGTTCCAATATGTCTTCTCGGGACACTATCACACTAGATCAAACAATGGAAAGATCTATTACCTAGGTAATCCTTACGAGATATATTCAAATGATATTGGAGATGTTCGTGGATTTCATATCTTTGACACCCAAACTCTTTCACTAGAATCAGTTAATAACCCATATACAATGCATGAGGTAATTAACTATGATGATGATAACTATCAAACATTTGATGCAAGAAGTTATGAAAACAAAATTGTCAAATTAGTAGTTAAGAAAAAAACAAATGAAAAAAAATTTGAAAAATTTGTCGATAAACTTTATGATGTCAACATTGCTGAATTAAAAATAGTTGAAACTTTTGCAGACCAGAGTATAATTAATGATGATTATGATTTAGAGTCTGAGGATACGGTTTCTATTCTAACTAGATACGTTGACGATTTTGACAACACAATAAATAAATCATCGATTAAAAAACTCATATCTCAAATTTACAAACAAGCATGTGAAGTAGTCTAACATGTATATTCTTACTTTAGAAGGTAGAGAAGAGCAAGGAGCTTATTCTGTAACCAATCAACGAGGAGAACAAATTCTCTATCTATTTGAAGAAGAAGATGATGCCATAAGATTTGCAATGATGCTAGAAGAAGAAGACTACCCATCACTTTCAGTAGTAGAAGTGGATGATGATTTGATAATTAGTACTTGTAAAGTTAATAGATACGAGTACGCAATTATTACCGCAAATGACATTGTAGTTCCCCCAGATCAAAATGATATTATTTGATAAACTTCGTTATAAAAATTTCTTAAGCACAGGTAATCAGTTTACAGAAATAAATTTTACAAACTCGCCAACTACTCTAGTAATTGGTAACAATGGATCTGGCAAAAGTACAATGCTAGATGCGTTGACATTTTCTTTATTTGGTAAATCTTTTAGAGGAGTTAATAAACCACAATTAATAAATTCAATCAACGAAAAAGATTGTATGGTTGAAATTGAGTTTAAAATTGGATCTATAAATTGGAAGGTTAGAAGAGGATTAAAACCATCTATCTTTGAAATTTATAAAAATAAAGAGTTATTGAATCAAGATGCTGCAACTAAAGATCAACAGCACTGGTTAGAAAATGTAGTTTTAAAAATGAACTATAAGTCTTTCACTCAAATTGTAATTTTGGGCAGTAGTAATTTTGTTCCTTTTATGCAATTGTCTGCAGCAAATAGGAGAGAAGTTATTGAAGATTTATTGGATATTAAAATCTTTTCTTCAATGAATACTGTATTAAAAGATAAAGTAAAGGTGTGTAGAGATGAGATCCGAAATTTAGAATACAAAAAAGAATCGGTTCAAGACAAATTAAAAATGCAACAAGATTTTATCGAACAGATTCAAAGTATTGGCAAAAAAGATATAGAATTTAAAACTAGTTCGATAGATAATATCTCACAAGATAATGATAAATTGTTGTCAGAATCTTTGGTACTTGAAGATAATTTAGTTAAAAAACAGAATGAATTATCTAATTTGTCTGGTGCAACAGATAAACTGCGTAAGCTTGGTAATTTAAAAGGTAAGTTATCACAAAAGATAACAAGTGTTATTGAGGATCATAAGTTTTTTTCTAATAATACGGTATGCCCCACTTGCACACAGTCTATTGAAGAGCAGTTTAGAATAAATAGAATTGATGACGCTCAAAATAGAGCAAAAGAGTTGCAATCTGGCTACCAGGAATTGGAGCAGGCAATTAAAGAGGAGGAAGAGCGAGAGCGTCATTTTACTTCACTATCTAAAGAGGTAACAGACCTAACACATGAAATTTCTCAAATCAATACTAAGATCTCTGGATACCAAAGACAAATCCGAGGTCTTGAACAAGAAATTCAAACTATTACCGATCAACTTAAAAACAGAAATACTGAACATGAGAAGTTAAAAGAACTTGAGGATAACTACACAGAACTTTGCAACGAAGTAGATTCTAAAAAAGATCTTTTAATTAACTATAATTTTGTATCCGATTTACTCAAAGATGGTGGAGTGAAGACCCAAATTATTAAAAAATATTTACCAGTAATCAACAGTCAGGTAAATAAGTACTTGCAAATGATGGAGTTTTTTATAAACTTCAAATTGGATGAGGAGTTTACCGAATCTATTGAATCACCAATTCATGACGAATTCTCATACACTTCTTTTAGTGAAGGTGAAAGAATGAGAATTGATTTGGCGTTGTTATTTACATGGAGAGAAGTTGCAAAAATTAAAAATTCTTTAAATTGTAATCTAATTATCTTTGATGAAACTTTTGATTCTTCATTGGATACTTTTGGTACTGATGAGTTTATGAAAATAATTAGATATGTCATTAAAGACGCAAATACTTTTGTAATATCTCATAAGGAAGGAATGAAAGATAAGTTTGCTGAAGTTTTGAAGTTTGAAAAAATTAAAGGATTTAGTAAGTTGGCACCATGAAAGTTTTAATCACTGGACATAGAGGATTTATTGGTAGGAATGTGTTTGCTGATTGGCAAACTACTCATAATCATTTAGTTGTTGGAATGGATTTTCCATATGATATTGGGAATTTTGTTGAAGATAATTATGATTTAGTCATTCATCTTGCAGCGTTTGCAAATATCCGAGAGAGTCTAGAAAATCCACAAAAGTTTTATGAGAATAATGTAGTAAAATCTAAAAAACTTTTTGACTGGTGTAGAGAAACAAATACTAGACTTTTATATGCTTCTTCAAGTGCAGTAGAAGAAGATTATTGGGAGAATCCTTATGCCATGACAAAATGGATTAATGAGCAAATGGCACCACCGAATTCTGTTGGAATGCGATTTACTACAGTTTATGGTCCAGACAGTCGTTCAGATATGATGTATAGAATGCTTGAAGACAAAACTGCAACTTATGTTACCAATCATAAA